CACTAATACCAACGCCTTCACCAGCACCAGCACTACCACTACCACCTTGGCCTGATGAATTGTATTCAAAATCAACCATTGCCATATGAAAACAATAGTCTGCTGACAAATCAGATGGAAATGAAAAATAATCTGTTGCTCGGAAGCCAGCTTTCTTAGATTTAATAATTTGGTTTTGTGTCTGAGCTCTGGATTGTATTCCAACTGGATTTCTACTACCACCAGCCCCAGATAATATATTCGACATATAAATATTCCTATGAGTTACAAAGGCAAATTCCGTCCACAAAATCCACATAAATATAACGGAGACCCCACTAACATTATTTATAGAAGTTCGTGGGAACTTAAACTTATGATCTATTTAGATGAACATAAGGACATCATTCAATGGGCAAGCGAAGAGTTTTGTATACCATATAAGAGCCCAATTGATGGAAGGATGCATAGATATTTTCCAGATTTCTGGATAAAAAAAAGAAGCGGAAGATGTGTACTCATAGAAGTAAAACCATACAAACAAACACAACCACCAGATCCAGCAAACAAAAACAAAACTAAGACTGGAAGAGTAAGCAGAAGATATTTGCAAGAAGTAAAAACATATGGTATCAATGAAGCTAAGTGGAAAGCTGCATATGCTTACTGTAGAGATAGAAAGTGGGACTTTAAAATTATGACAGAGAAAGAATTAGGTCTTTAATGGCAAGTTATATCTTTCAAGACTTACTGTCTCGAGGACCTGCAAGCATGAGAAACAATGTTGCTGATGCAAGAAATTGGTTGTCAGATAATATAAAACAAGTTCAAACAAATAGAATTATGGCTGATAGAGATAGAATGGTTGATAATCCATCTATTGGTCGTATGTATATGTTCCAATATGATCCAAAAACAAAAGACAAACTACCATACTATGATAGATTTCCATTGATATTTCCAGTTGGTAGTGCTCCAGGAGGATTCACAGGTTTGAATCTTCATTACCTTCCTCCACTAGGTAGAGCTAAACTTATGGATGGTTTATGGCCTTTGATTGATAATGATAACCTTACTGAGAGAGCTAGATTGAATATTTCATATGATACACTCAAGGGTGCGTCAAGATTAAGATACTTCAAGCCATGTCTGAAAAGGTATCTAAATAACCATGTAAGGTCTCGTTTTGTAACGGTATATCCTGAAGAATGGAATGTTGCTGTGTTTTTACCAACAGAACGATTTGCTAAAGCTAGCAAACAGCAAGTATATAGAGATTCAATTGGTAAGTATTAATGGCTATAACAGATTTAATTAACAGGATAGGAACTGGACTCAGTCAGTTCGAAGGCTTTCTTGGTGTTGGGGCTGATGGTGGTTCAACAAGATTCAATGTAGCAAAGTTAAGATCAGATCTCAATACAATGGGTGGTCTAGCAAGACCTCCTTTGTTTCTCACAACAGTACTACCTCCAAGAGCTCTAATTTCACAAGGACCACAACCATTACTTTGTAGTTCAGCAACACTACCAGGTAAACAGATTATACCAGTCGATCATAAAAGATTAGGATATGGTACTCTTGATAGAAGAGTATCAGGAGCTGTAATGCCAGATGTTAGCTTGACTTTCTTTGTTGGAACCAATGGAGAACCACTAACATACTTCAATAAATGGCTAGATAACATATTTTATACAGATGCTAGACAAGGAGCAGAAGGTCGTAGTCCTACAAGCAATACACCAACATTCAATATTAGATTTAGATCTCAATATATTTCAACAGTACAGATCGCATGGTTTGACGAAGCACACAATCAGTTTATAGAATATACATTACATGAATGTTTTCCAATGCAGATTGGTGATGTATCATTAGCTTGGGCAGAGAATGACTCATTTGCATCTGTAGCAGTTAACTTTACGTATAGATATTATACACTCAACACTATTCAGATATCTGAAACAGCAGCTGGAGGAGGATTCCTTGGTTTGATAAAGAATGGTCTTGGAGTTGTATCAAGATTAAACAATAGTAGATTACAAGGATTTGGAATTAATGATCTACTCAATCCTAACTTGAGCAATGTCACCAGATCTGGTCTGGCATTAGGAGCTATAAACAACACGTTCAAGTTATTTTAATATGGAGGATACAATATGGGATTACCAGTAATCCAACATCCTACTTTTGGTTTGACAATTCCGTCAACAAAAGAAGAGATAAGATATAGACCATTCTTGGTCAAAGAAGAAAAGATACTACTGGTTGCACAGCAGACAGGTCAACCAGATGAGTTTATCAAGGCGATGTTACAAGTTCTAAACAATTGCACTATTGATTATAGTGTTGATAAGTTAGCAAACTTTGATATAGAATATATGTTTTTGAAACTTAGAGCTAACAGTGTTTCAACTCTAGCAAAACTTCAAATATGGGATGAAGAAATAGAAGACTATGTTCCTGTAGAAGTTGATCTTGATAAGGTAGAATGTTCTGGTGATATACCAAATAACATTATAGATGTTAATGATGATATAAAAATTGAGTTAAGACCTCCATCATTTACAGATCTTCTTGTATTAGGTGATAATGACCAAATGTCAGAATCTATTGATATGGTTGCAAGAGTTATCCAAAGAATATATCAAGGAGAAGAAGTATTTGAACTTCAAGACTTCTCTGATGAAGAACAAGCAGATTTTGTTAACTCACTTCCTGCAGAAACATTCCAAAACATACAATCATTCTTAACTGGATTGCCTTCTGTACAGATGGAAGTTGACTATAAAATTAAAAAGAATGGTAAGAATAAAAATAAGAAAACAACACTCAAAGGACTAAATGATTTTTTCTAATTGTGCTGTCCCATACTAATCTACCAAATTACTATCAGACGATGTTTAGTATGGTTCAGCATCATAAATACAGTATAAGTGAACTAGAAAATTGTTATCCTTTTGAACGTGATCTATATGTTGATATGTTATTAGAATACTTAGAATCACAGAAAGAAGAGTAGCATGGCACAAAAGAAGTTACAGAAAGATTCAGAGTACAATAAGTACGATTTAGATGGAGATGGAATTGTGACTGACGAGGAGATGGCTGCTATAGCAAAAATTGAAGAAATAGAAATGCAAGAAGAGAAAGCAGATGCTCAAAGACGCATGGCATGGATTGCTATGGCTGCAATGATCATCTTTACTGTACTTGCAATGATTCCAGGATTCATTCCTGAAACTAGATTAAAATTACTTGGAGACTTGTCAGCTCTATTCTATATTGGTATGGCTGGTGTGGTCGGTGCTTATATGGGTATGACAGCATACATGAGTAAAAAATAATGTCAACTCTTGCTGCAGTTAACGAGACCCTTCTTGATATCAAGGGTCAACTAGTTAGAAACAACACTAAGTTAGATAGAGTTGCTGCAGTAAAACCTATGCCTTCTGGTCCAAGAGATTTGACTGAAAGAGAAAGATCAGGTCAAACTTCTGCAGAAGCAGCAAGAGAAGGACTCAAAGAAAGAGCTGGTGCAAAGCCAGCTGGCACTGGTGTTGGAGGTTTGATAGATAAAGCTCCAAACTTACCAGTATCAACTGGAAATAAAGCACTAGATTATCTTGCTCTTGGTGGTCTAGCATTAAGTTTTATTGATGAGATTACCAGTTTCCTCAAAGGATTATTAGATGGAATCTATCAATCATTCAAAAAAGAAATAGATGCATTTGCAGAGCAAGCAAGTAATTTTGTTGAAGAGAATCTCACACCATTAGTTAGTGGTGCTGGTTTAGCTGTAGCTAATACATTAAGACGGATGAAAAATTCTGTAAGTGGTCAATTGAAAGCTGCAAGAGTTGAGATTGATGATCTCAAGAAACAAACTAGAACCCAACTTGATGATGCCAAAACTAAGACTGGTGGAGGTGGTAGAGGAGCGCCACCTACAAGACAAGAGATTATAGAAAGAGTTAAGAATGTAGATCCTAAAAAATTAGCTGCTGCAAACATAAAACCTGCTGCTGGAGGTGGTTATATTGATGAATTGACAGGTAAACAAGCAAGTACAGCAAGACTTGCTGAAGCTACAAAACCAAAACCAAATATTGTAAGTAGAGCTATATCATCAGTTGGATCAGCAATAACTGGCACAAGACCTCCTGGAGGTGTTGGTCCTCAAGCTACTACAAAACCTGCAGTACCTTCAACTGCAAGAAAGGCTGTAACTAAAGCAGTTTCAGGAACAAAAGAAGTAGCTGCAGCTTTGAAAAAGATTGCTCAACTTAAAGCTATAACAAAAGGTATACCTATTGTTGGAGCATTGTTAGGTCCTATATTTGCTGCAATAGAATCATTAGATATTCTTAAAACTGATGCATCATTAGAAGCAAAGAGAGAAGCAATAACTGGAGTTCTAACTGGATTATTAGTTGGATCTGTAGCTGCAGTTATGGGTGGTATAGTTGGTGCAACAGCTGGATCAATAGTACCAGTAGTTGGTAACTTTGTTGGAGCTATAATAGGAGGTGGACTTGGTTTCTTAGGTGGTGATCTTGCAGGAAGAGCATTGGCTCCATTTGTAACTGATTACTTATTTAATGGTGCACCAGTTGATAAAGATGGTATACTTGCATTTCTAAGTGCATTTGTTGAAAAAGAAAAAACAAAGAACCCAGAAGCATATGCAAAATCAATTGCTGCTACAGGAGGTGCAGATGGATCAAAACCTAATGTCAATGGAACAGGAACGCCAGGAACTAGCTCATATGATTCTACATCCAAACCTCAAGCTACTGGAACTACTACACCATCAAGAGCTAGTAGAGATCTACCACCTGGAGCAAAAAGAAAAAGAGGTTTAACATCACCTATGGTTGATACACCAACTCCAGGACCTACATCTCAAGTAGATCCTGAGTATATGGATGAAGCTATGATGGGTGACATGGCAACTGTTGCTGCACCAGTACCAGATGCTGCAAGAATAACTCCTGGAACTGTATCAGCAAAAGCAGCTATGGTTCAACAGGCCGCAATGAGACAATCAGCTGATGGTGGTAACAATATCACAATCAATAAAGCTGGTGATATACAAAACAATATGTCTGGAGGCGGTGGAGGAGAATCTCCAGTTATAGTTCTGAAGTCCCCCTCCAATATGCCACCTATAGGCTCAAAGATTGCCTATGGTATGGGATTATAGACTATTCGTCTGCTAACTTCTTAAAGAAAGACAACCCATCATCATCGTCATCATTGGATTGTTCATCCCATGGTGCTGCAGATGCTGCTGGTTGTTCTGGTGCTGCCTGTGGTGCAACTTTAGCTTCAGATAGTTCATCAGCTGTAATAGTATTGGCAGTCTCACCACCCAAACCTAATACACGATATAGTTTAGTTTTGAGTTCATCATAAGACTTGAAGTTCTTAGGATCAACCAACTCTTGTAGTGGTTTGAGTTGATTATAGATACTTTCTAACTTATCATCTGGTATTTCAGATGGTGAATCAAACTCAGACTTATCATAGTTACGATAGCCTTCCACATTACGTATCTTGAGTCTGAAGTTAGCACCCTCTCCAAGAGAGAATGCATCTACTTTCTGTTCATCTTCAAACTCTGGCATAGCTGCATCATTGATCTTATCAAAGATCTTCTTGCCAAACTTA